GCCTGTAGTATTTACCTTTACTGCTGTTCCTGTTGTTTTTATATAATCACTTACTGCAAAACTTGTTGCTCCTGAAGCTGTAGTATAATTTGTAAAACTTCCACTTGCAGGAACAATATATTCGTCATCTAAAGTTACATATACTGTATGTTCAGTTCCATTTACTGTTGTTCCTGATGTAGTATAATTTTGACGAGTAAATTTACTTTCTCGATGCCAACTACATCCACCGCATTTTGCGTGCTCAGCTAAATCTGGACTTGCTCCTGTGTACTCCCAAGGACATGCATTTGATACTATTTCTCTTGCTGGTATTTTTACTCCTTGTAGATCAAAGGGTGCTGCAAGTTCGTAAGTGATTGTTATAGCATCTCGTGAAGTTATTTTTGATATTGTCCAAACTTGTCTTGTAAATTCAATTGGAGTATTCCCCGATCCTGGATCAGAACTTTCGCCTTGTAAATATCTTTTTAAAGTAACACGACGAATTATTTTTTTACCTAATAATTTATCGTAGTCTGTTGTTCCTATTGCAGTTGAAAAAGTATTGTCTACAATCGCAATATTAAAAACTGGTCTAGCAATTGCTCCTGAGATTTTGATATCAAAGCCTTCCATTGTAATGGGACAAGGAGCGTAAGTTCTTAAAGTACTTGGAGAACTATAATCATACATTTGTAAAGAAGACCCATCTGAATCTTCTCCTTGTGTAAAGTACGCAAATGTACCGTCAGGTTTTTCTACTTCAAATAGTTCAACAAGTTCGGATCCCGGTTGTTGTTTTTGAAAATCACTTACTAATGTCATGACTCATATACTCGTCTAAATGTTGTTGTTAAAGAATAGAAATTTTCATATGCCCAAGTTTGATTCCAAGAGTCACAAACACATAAAATTGTCTCTGTACTTGAACCTTCATTACTATCTTCTAAATCAAACTTAAATTTACTAACTCCTCCGAGACTTTCAAAGAAAGCTACTAAATCATCTATTTCTGCTTTTGGGCGAGTAGTAAAACTAACGGTCATAATTTGATTTAAAGTATTAATTCCATCCGCTAATCGTTGCTCATATCCATCTCCAAATTGAGCAGTAAGAGTTCTCGAGGTAGTACTTCGTGACATTCCTTTGTCGGGTTGTACAGGTGCAGAAAATCCTGTTATATTTCCACCATCTGCTTTATATATTCCAAATGCCATAATCTATTAATAAGGGCTTAATGTGCCGCCTGGTCGTTGTTGTTTTGATATTTCGTTTGATACTGCTGTAGATATTGCTCTTCCTAGTTCGTAAGCATCTGTTCCGTCGCCTGTGCTAGAAGATTCTCCTGTTGTCATATTAACGTTTACGGTTACATTATTTCCGCCCGCTCCGCCAGACATTTCTACTGGTATACTTCTTCCGTTTGGAAGCGGCACGACTGCCTCTGTTCCGTGTAGCATTGCAGGATATCCTGAGTCTGGTCCATCTGATACTCCACCTGTTCCAAATGAACGATAGCCAGGAGATTTCATTACTCCACCATCTCTACCTCCTGGCATGCCAGGTATAACGCTCATGATTGCAATTGCTGCTTGTTTTGCAAGTATCTGTGCTATTGCAGAAAGAATTGATTTTGTCATACTTAAGAAAGCATCTTTTAGATTTGTTGTGCCTTCTATTAATCCTTGTATTGCTGTTGTCATTCCTGTTTCAAATGAATCTCTAAAAGTTTTCTCTACTTGTGCTAATAGATTGATTTCTTCTTTTGCTATGAATAATTTGTCTTTTAACTTGTTCATGTTATTTTCTTCTACAGCTGCATCTACTCCTGTAAGGGGTCCTGCACCCGACTGTATACGCATTCGTCTGTCTTCTTCTATTTTGAAAATATCTTCTTCGATCTGTTTTATTTTCATCATTGTTTCTCGACGTTTTCTCAATCCTGATGCTTCTCTACTATTATTTCTGTTGAATTCTTGTTGTAGTCTGTCTTTCTCTGTAAGAAGTCGAATTTCTACTTTTTCCAATCTTTTAGCTTCTTCAATAGCAGCTGTACCTAAGGCTTTAATTTGTGCAATAACTAAAGCATTGGGACTCTTATCATCAGTTTTTGTTGTTTTCATTATTGTATCAAAAGCTGCCTGCCCAATCATCTGTACAAGTTGAGTTTTAATTGTATCTGGTATTCCTTTTTCAAACTCTTTTACAATCTTTAGATCACCTTCAGCAAGTTTTACTCCTGAGTCAAATAACGCAGAGCCGTATAGTCCCATATTTTTTGTACCTACTGCCATTTGAGACTGTTGTGGTCGAAGTCTTGCTAAACTTTTATTATACTCTAAACTAGAGTTATTTAAAGTATTTGCAATGGTGCCGAATTTTTCCATAGATTTTAAAGCACCTGTTCCATTTTTTTCAAGATCTAGCATTACTTTGGCTAAGGCTGCGAATTGCTCCGTATTCATACCTGCAAAAGATTCACTTTGTTCTAAACCTGTATTAAGGGCTGCAATAATTCCTGTTACCTCTGCAAAATTACTACTTTTTGGATCTAATTCTTCAAGCATTTTTTCTAATGAAAGCACGGTTTGTTCAACTGTCTGTGTTTGTGTATCTGTTAGTCTTGATAGTACCATATTTTTTTGACCACCAAGTGCTGTTGTTGTTCTTTGCCTTCTTGGATCTTCGAGATTACCAAAATTAGTACCTACTCCCATAAAACTAAAACTAGCAAATAACTTTGCTTTCTGCGCGAATCGATCCATTAATGTAGTTGTTTCAACAATATTACCTTGAATTCGTGCAATCTCTACATTCTGCTCTTTTAATAACTCTAAAGTTTGTTGTTGTCGATCTTGAAATTTTGCTGTGGGATCATCTCCTGCTATATAAGTATCAAATAGTTGTTTTAAAACTCCTCCTAAACTTAATACTACTCCTACATACCCTGCAAATCTAAGTGCTGTTGACATTGCTCGACCAGCTGCTCTTGCTGTTGTAGTCATAAATGCCATTGTTCTTCCATGAGTTTGTCTCAAGGTTGCATATTCAGCTCTCATATTTAAAATTGTTCTTTTAAATATATTTGCTTTTTCAGCTTCTGCTCTTAATGTATTAATACGAATAATATCAATCGTACGCAATGCTTCATTTCTTGATAGTTGATTAAATTTTATAACTGTGCTTGATCTAGTTTTATATGCTCTTTTTATATCTCTTGTCATTGCGTCGAGCCCTTTTGAATCTAAATTATTTATATCTCGTTTACCAGTATAGAAACCTCCAAGTCTTTCTCGAGCAGAATCTGCGGCTGCACCTGCATCAAATTGAGGAGCTTGAGGAGTTATAGCACTTACAATACCAGTAGTAAGTAAAGCACCTGCTCCTGCTAAAGCTGCTGTATTTTGAGTAAAAGCTTTTGCCATAAACTCGGCAACTCCAGTTAAACTAATTTTTATTTTATTTAATAAATCATCAAAGGATTTTGCAAGTTTTGAAAATTCGTTTAGTTCTGTATTAAAATCTCCAAATTTAGTTTCACCTTGTTCAAGAACTTCATTTACAACTGCTTGGGATTTTTCAAAGATACTTAAGTCTTTACCTAGTTTTCCTATTTTTAATCCATAATTTTCTGCTGCAGTTTCTAGTCGAAGTATAATACCTAATTCATCTAAAAGTTCTGGTTCTGCTTTTGTAGTACCTCGAATTAAACGATTCAAGGAATCTGTTAAATCTCGTCCTAATGCAATGGATGCAGTTCGTGCCACAACACCTAATCTGGTAATTTGATCACTACTTAACCCTGCTGCTCTTGCTATCGCAACTGATTGAGCAGCTTCTGCAAATGCTAACTGAGCTCCTGTTGCTGCTTGAAGTCTTGAGGTCATGAGTTTCAAAGACTCTCCTGTTAAGTTTGCATATTCTTGTTGTCCTTGGATAAGTATACGATAATCTGCAGCACTTTGTAAAAATCTAAAAGCTGCTCCAATAGCAAATATATTAGCAGCAAGGGTAGCATATGCAGGCACAAGACCACCTGTGATGCCCTGAGCCATCTTTGAGAAGTTTTTTGTGGTATTTGAGGATTGCTGAGATGCTCCTTTAAAATTGCGGTTTAGAGTTGCTTCTGATTTACTCAGGTTATCAACTGCTTTCTTTGCTTTTTTTGTTTTGCCTGTAAATAACTCAATAGTGTTGCCATCATCAAGTTGTAGAAGTATCTTACCGCCTTTTATAGTTTTTGCCATTTATCTTGGTATGTTTGCAGAATTAATTCCGCCTTTGCCTGCTTTAGCTTTATTTTCATTAGCTTTTCTTTTTCTTTCTAATTTTGCATTTATATTACTTAAATTTCTGGCTTCTATATGTTTTATGAAAAAAATACAAGTTTTTCTATCTTTTACTTTCCAAGTGTCTAATAGTGTTCCAAGTGCTGAGTAGTCTTTACCCATGTATGAACCACTCATTCCATCCCAACGATCTGGTAAAAGGTCGTGCAATAAAAAAGCCACCTGAACTTCCATAGGATAATCCTCGGGAGTTGGTGGCATTTCGTTAAGGTCGGGCAAATCGCCTCGTTGTTCACATAAGTCTAAGTAAACTTCAAGTTCGAGTTGTCCATCCTGATATTGTCTGTCTAAAAGACCAAGTATTTGTTTTACTTGGCTCGTGTAAAATTTTCTAGATCACCTGTTACTTCTGTAACCCAAGTATCGAAATCAGCTGCATTTTTCATCAGTGTTTCTGCGTTTTCTTGAGTATGCGCAAGTTCATCATCGGGATCAAGACTACTAATGTCCACCAATAGAAGCTCTTCGAGGTAAGAATATTTTAAGCCTTTCCATCCTTTGATTACAGCTTTTACGTACTCTACTAAAAACTTATCTTCATCGAGTTGTTCATCAAAAGCTCTTGTTTTACGATTGAACTTTTGTGAAAGACAACGACTTCGTAATTTTAGTAATTCTTCTCTTGCTAAATAGCAAAGATCTACTGAAAATCCTGGCATGCTAGGATAATCAACTGAAACTGTTTTGCTTGGAGTTAATAAACTCGCTAGTGTTACTGATTTGTTTTCTTGTTCTGTCATTCTGTTTCCTGGTTAAATGAGGGGAGGGTTGCCCCTCCCTTCTAAAATTAAGTTACTGTTGGTCCGATAAATTGTAAATCTATCTCGTCTACAGTGTCAATTGAGGTTGGTAAAGCGTGGAAAGTTGTTTCCAAACTTATGATATCATCAATTGAATGTGTAGGTACTTCAAGATGGCAGCTGTTTAAGTTTGCAACTACTCTTGGAGTATTTCCTGTTCCACCGATAGTAAATGTCAAATCAAATGAATTTGTTATTACGTCGGTTGCTTCAATAATGTCCTCAAATAAATCTGCACTAGAGCTACCAGATGAAGGAGTATTTAAGTAACAAGTGAAGTTACCTGTCACAGAACGAGTTCCTGTAACATGTCCTAAAGGCTGGTTTACGATGCCTAGTGTTTCTGGTGTTAAGAAAGTAATATTGTTTCCAATAGTAATATTTCCACCAGTTAGTGTTAATGTGTATGAAGTTGCCATTCCCTTATTTGAGAACGTAAGTGTTGCTCCGTCTGCAATAGACATTGCTGCACTTAGTGTCAAAGTAGTACCTGATATTGCAGCTACAGTTGTACCTGCAGTTACTCCAGTTCCTGAAACAATTTGACCTGCTCTAATTTTAGTACTACCATTATCCAAAGTTACTGATGCATTGTTATTTACTGCTCCATTAACTGTATCTGTTTCAAATACATTTGATACTGCTAGGTCTGTTAGTCTGTTTCTAATGAAGTTATTAGTATCAGCTGCTGCTGTTCCTTCATCGATGGTTGCGGTAGGCATTGATGCTACGTCAGTAATGATTTTTCCCATTCCTGACCAATTTGCTGTTGCAATACCATCAATATCAAAGTCTATAGAAACTTCGTTTACAACGCATCCTTCTATTTTATAAATAGTTGGACTTGCTTTACCACTACCCAATTCAAAGTGTAGATCAAAAGTATCTAAAGCTACTCTGTTTGAGTTAGTAAATGCAATATGTGCATCTGTTCCATCAGAAGTAAAAGCTGGTCCTCCAGTAGAGGCACTTGAACTACCACCAACTGCGACACTACCCGCTAAAGCGTTCCATAAAGCCTCTTCTACCATGTGATGTACGGCTGCTGAGTGATTTCCTGTACCTGTTCCAGCAGACTTAAAAGGTCTGATGTAAGTTTGAAAGGACCACTCGGCTGGAGCGTAAGAATCTGTAAACATTTGTCTAGCTCTTCTACTGACACCATTTGATGTAGCCATCTCGTTCAATGTAACTTCCGTTGCATTGGTTGCTTGAGAAAAACTAAATCCATCTAGTACTGGTATCTTATAGATTGCTCCTGCGCTATCAGTAAGATGAACTAATGTATCTCTCGAGTAATAAAATGTATCTGCCATTTTACATTCTCCTATTTTATTGCTTTGAAAAGGGTCGGCTAGAGTATTCTCTGCCTATCCGTTTTCATTAATATTGGACTGTCGCTATTATTTCGCCAATTCCAAAAGGTTCTAAAACTCCTTCGTCTGTGTCAATGGAGTTTATCGTTGTTTGTATAGTAGTAGTTGTTACACCTAATCCAGTATTATAAGTTATTGGATTGTTGTCTTCAATTACTGTTTCCACATCTTCAAGTAACATTTCTAAAGCGTCCACTGCATCTTCTTCATTTACATAACATCTAAATGTTAATGTAAGATATCTGAATTTTTCGCCTGCTCCTAGATATTCTCTAGTTTCGCTACCTGAATTTACATGAACTGCTGGAAACTCTGCTACTTCATCCCAAAACAAAAGTCTTGGTGC